GTAATCACCTTCTGTTTAATTTGATACGCGACAATAGGAGCCGTCTGTTCACTACGCGTATCAAGAAACTTGTCGAACGCGAACACTTCTGTTCTACCATAAGGACCAATACTATCATTTTGATGATTAGCGACTGAGGTAGGATCGATAGCTGTTTCATAAAATGTGTTCAAGTAAAATGAACATTTATAAACACAATCTGAATACACAAAGGCGCCTGGTTGCAAGCAACCACCACCACAAGCTACACAATCGGCGACATGCTGAGGAGCTGGAGGTTCCCTCAAGAACTGAGTTTCCTTGGCACTCAAGTTAGCATCCTCATTAAAGAAACCAATAGAAGCGTCATCCTTCCTAGGTTTACCAAGGCCTGAAAGTCCAGAGAGTGCATCACCTTCCGTAGCTCCAAGAATCATGAACGTCTGCCCTTTAATATAATACTTCTTATACCTCAATGGATTAGAGCCAACAATCTCCGTTGAGGTACTACCACCATTGGCAACCGTATTGTTCTGCAGCTGAATATCTGAAACAACTGTTTGATGAATAACCAACCTTTCAAGATTTAAACTAGAGTCCTCTTGGTAATCGGTACTAGAAACACCTTTACGCCAAACCACTTCTTTCAAGATAATAGTATCATCCAACGCAAGCAGGGCGTCAGATATGTCTTGAGCGTAGTTGTAAACTGTAAGATGCTGCGAAGTTAGATGAGTTGAGATGCCATTGACATCTGCCTTTTGAAATGAAACATCACAATAGTATCCTGCAACACTACCTGGGGTTTCAAACAAATTCGCATCTAAAGCAGGTACATCAAATCCAGCTTTTTCAACTAGTTTCTTGACAATACTACACCAGAATCCAGTGGCGGCTTTATTTCTATTATACGTACCATGGCCTATATATAGAGTTTGAGAAATAGGATCTCCGTTACTAGGAATCTCTTTATACTGACCTCCATATTCAAAGAATAACTCCGTATTCTTACGACTACCAACCTTGCGGGGTTTAAGTTTACGTTCACCAACCTTCATGATAGTACCAGCACCACTACCGATAACAACCATTTTGGCTTTTTTAGTATTAAATTGAATATCGTTCATTTTCAATTTTTTTTGAGAAACAAGTTCATTTTCTTCTCGGTCTCTTTTATGTGCGCCACTCAAATAGTGGGATACGTAGGGTCCAGCTCCAACGAGGGGGTTGGGGACGTTTGCAAAGAAGCGTCGGTCTGCTTCTTGAAGTGGTACACCGTTTGCAATATCGATATCATGCTCTTTACAAGCTTGATCAAAGCGACTACGAGCAGTAGCATAACCGCCTCGATTAGATTGCCATTTTCCGTCAGACCAGCCAGGTCCGCACCACTCGGTGTTGTCGAATTTGAACCTGTCGGTGGCATAATAGTTTTTATAATTTATTTGTGGCATACCAATTTTTTATTAACATTACAACATTTCAATAACTTCCATTCTTCTCATCAACGCATCAATAGTGACTTCATCAACATCTTTATACCACGCCCGCGGGTGGAGATTTGAGGTAAACCATATCTTCTCTGCTTTAAATACCGTGGACGAACCCTTTATCTCCACGAGAACAGGATATCGGTCCAACCATCTGAGTAAGTGTGAGATTCCAATACTTCCGCGAAACTCGTCAACGACAACGAAAGCTTGTCCTCTATACCCGTCCCAGAATTTGGTACAAGGATCTTTTGGGTAAGCGTCCACGCCTGCTTGTTCCCATGCAAGTCTAGATTTACCGGTACCGGTGGGACCCCAAAGAACTGTACAAGTCCGCTCAATTCCAATAGGTTGTGCACTTTCCACAGCAATCCTCTTGAGGTTACTATAATATCTAACGAACACGTCTGGAGGGATATCTTCGAACCTTGAAGCTTGCGCACTTCGCAGAATATCGGTCCAATCCTTAGCACTACATCGCTTAATTGGTTTTTTCCCAATAGTGAACTCGGTTCCTTGTACCCGGGTAGCGTCTTTATGGCAGTAGGCTTCGGCGAGCACAGACTTTGTGGGCTCTGCGTGCCAAGGTCCAAACAACTTTCTGATAGCGCTGAGCCTAACTTGCGTTTCAAACAAGGCGATGAACTGCCAGTGGAGGTATCCTGTTTCTCCAAGTTCAAGTTGACCTGTGACATAGCAACATCCGGGCGGGAGGTAAGGAGTGAACTCGCTGTGTGGAATAGTGAGTATCCAGTACCTGGCTTTGTTTCCTTGGGGGTTGGAGTTGTTGGAGTCTCCAGCTTCACCAGAGGAGACCGTTGAGTCATCACACTTATCGGAGTCATATTCGCCCATAGAACTTGTTCGATATCCATTAATTGTTTTTTCCAAGAATGAATTGTTTCGTTTGAGACCGCTTTAAATACCACCTAAGGTCACTTTTGCTAAGGTCACTGTGGCTTGCTAAGGTTAAGGTTAAGGTTAAGGTCATTTTGTCTTGTCTTTTTGCACTGTAAGTAATACTAAGCGAGACAAAATGTTGAAACGATTTTGCTCTTGGTACTTACAGTGCTGCCTCAGTCGCTATGTCTCCGACGGATGCACCTCCGGAGGCCCATTCGCATGGGGCATACCCCCCCCTCGCCCCCCGAGGGGGGAATTAGGTTGATAGTTATGTCAGGGGGTGGGGAACAGGCTAAGTCAGTGGGTTAAGGGTTAAGGGTTAAGGGTTAAGGGGTAAGGGTTAAGAGAATAGGGTTAAGGGTTAAGGGAATAGGGTTAAGGATAAAGGGTTATATATTGATAAGTTATCCTACTACGTCACTGAATCTAATAGCGCCTGTATCTACGCATGGTTAGTCTACGACGGACCATACGTCTAGCGGGTGCACGATACATAGATCTCGTAGGTCTAGAAGTTCTGCGTGAAGCAGCTCGACCGTACATATTTGAATTTCGTCGATAAGGCATGTTAATAATTTATTTTTAAGAAATCAAATTCCACATGTGGCGACATTGCCTCTGCATTAATATACGAATTTCCCTATTTTGAATTCGATGAGCGGCATGCTCGACCTTGGAACTTATGTTCGGCACAAGGCACTCACAATAAGTATCCGGGCGGCGACCTCTTTGCTCTTATCAAATTAAAAATGGGAAATTCGGAAATTGATAAGAGAGCAATAGTGGTCGCACAAATGAGAAGAATCATGATTGATGTACAAGATAAATTGGTAACATGGGCTGATTGGGACTATATTCAACAATGTTTAGACGCGGTCGAGTGTACACTAGAACTATGCTGCGACCGTAACGATGATCCTGACGCACACACTCCGCTACAAGGTATGGAACCATCGGATGGATCAACTGGCGTATTATGGCTGTTAGATTTCATGGCGAGAGTAGCGCATAACAATCAATAAATTAAACAACATAAGTCTCTGTGGAAACAAACTTCAATGGCTGAGTAGGAGCAATCCGCTTCTCGGACAAGCTGGTAATCACCTTCTGTTTAATTTGATACGCGACAATAGGAGCCGTCTGTTCACTACGCGTATCAAGAAACTTGTCGAACGCGAACACTTCTGTTCTACCATAAGGACCAATACTATCATTTT